CGTTGTTGTCCATAAGATTTCTGAGTTAGTTTTATGCAAAGATAGGATTTTTACAAATATTACCCCTCAGGTTTTTACATTGACCCTAAAAAATTGAATTGTCGAACATCATACGTTTTCATACCTGAAAAACGTATAAAAAAAATGTTTTCCAGACAAAGAAAAGGCTCTCCGTTAGCCGCAATAGTTAGCTACACTCTCCCCAAGTTGCATACCGGGAAGAATTGGTATGTAGATTTCACCTGTTATGACCCTGCCGAACAAAAGATGAAGCGGAAAAAGTATATGCTTGACGGCATTGCTAAAGTAACAGAACGCCGGAAAATGGCAGCAGATATTATCACCAGTGTAACACAACGCCTGCGTTCCGGGTGGAACCCATGGGCCGAATTATCTAATTCAAGACAATACGCCAAAGTGGATGACGTGATTAATATATACGTCAAATACCTGAAGAAGCTACATGCCGCCGGAAGTATCAAAGACAGCACACTTACTGATTACAATAAGAGGTTACGCGTGTTGTGCGATTACATGCAAAACCATACCTTACCCATCATGTATATCTACCAGTTCAACTTGTCCTACATCAGCGACTTCCTGGACTACCTTCTACTCGACCGTGATTCGAGTGCCCGCACCCGAAACAATTACAAGATATGGTTATCCTCGTTTTGTTCTTGGCTGGTCGAAAAGCAGTATATGGATGCCAATCCATGTGAACGCATCAAAGCACTCAAAGAAGAGGACAAAAAACGTTCTGCCATATCATCAGAGGACTTGCAACGCATAAACCGATATCTGAGCAAAAACAATCCTTATTTCCTTTTGGTATGCCGGATGGAATACTATACCTTTATTCGCCCTGAAGAATTGACGAACATACGGCTTCGGGACATTAACCTAAAGGAACAGAAAATTTTTATTGCATCAAGTATATCCAAGAACCGCCGTGACGGAATGGTCGGACTCAACGATGAAATCCTCAAGCAAATGGTTGATTTAAAGATATTCGATAATGATACCAATAGTTACCTTTTCAGTACAGGTTTCAAGCCGGGTAAAAAGAAAATCACGACACGGGTAATCCGGAACCACTTCTATAAGGTCCGTACAGCATTGAAGCTGCCTAAAACATACATGTTTTACAGTCTGAAGGATTCCGGTATCCGTGATTTGGCAAACGCTGTCGGTATAGTAGTTGCCCGCGACCAGGCTCGCCATGCAGATATATCAACCACCAATAAGTATCTACAAGGAAGTTCATTGACAGTACATGAAGAAACTAAGCATTTTGAAGGTCACTTATAAAGAAAGCCCCTATCCTCACGGACAAGAGCCTTCAAAAAAATGTAAAAAAAATGTTTGGTTTTATGTTTTAAGACTTCTCATACAAAACCCAGTAAGGTTGTCCTGCCAGATATTCTACATGATACCCTGCATCACTAAGCTGCTTAGCCAGTTCTGCCGGACGGACAGCAATGATATTGGATATATCGTATACCAGTTCTGCAGAAGTCTTGTAACATTTCTTAGAAGTAGTACCAATAGGCGAATAGTTATGGCCGATAAATTCGGCTATGGCTTTTTGCCTTTCAGCTTGTTCTTTCTTCTGTTCATCCTCTTCCGGATTTTGGGTATTATCATAATATGCCTGAAAGCCTATTTTTCTACGATTGTTCATGGTTCCCCTCCTCTTTTTTTAAAAATTCAGTAAGGAATTGGTTAAGCCGTACCAGTTCCTCATAACTTATTTCATTAATTTCCCCATCACAGTTACGAGCATATAGTTGAAACTTCACAACTTTACTTCCTTCACTACCTGTATCTACTGTTTTGGTAATAAAGAATTCATCATTCATTCCTCACCCCCTTTCTGTTCCAGTATATTCGCTTTTTCACTGAACTGATAAACGGAACGTACTTTACAGATATCGATAATGAATACTGTGTCCGGACACCCACCACTCATGACATGAGCCTCGATACGTATGGTACGGTCATTGTCAATTGGACCGGCGGTGTATTGCATACGTTTCGTTTTTGGATGTTCGGCATTGATGCGGTTGACTACATCACATAATTCATGCTTGAGTGCATCCAAGGAAAGTTCATTCTTGATAAGGACATATTTATACTTCTCTACATAATCAATCACCTTTTTCCATGCCCGGTTCTTTGGTGAATAGGTCTGCAAGTGGTAAACAAAGAACATCATACTTTACCTCCTTTCTCATTAAAGGTGATGTTTACTGTCCCACCATTAACATAAATGGAAATGGAATTTTCACTATGTGCTGTACGGATACGTTTACGTCCGGAACACAATTCGATACCCAACCGGGCAAATAGTTCTTGCACCTTCTCTGCGGATACATAACGTCCGCGAATGCTTTGAGATTGTTTTGTCATAATGAAACGCTATTTTAAATAAAACAATATAATGTAATGCTTCAATAAAAGACGGGAAGGGAACTTTCTCCAAAAAATCAGAAAACCTATTAAAAAAGAAAGTTCCGCTTTCCCGTTGCGTTTCACCTTGACAAGGCAGTGGGTGCATTAACACTCCACACGGGGGTCGGAACTATATGATACCATTGGGCATAAAAAATGCCAACGGCAAAAGTTGGCGAACAGTCTCGCCTTGTCAAAATGAAACGCACCACAAAGATGAGAGTTTATTTTGAAATAGCAAAAGAAAAGCGGAGATTTTTTATTTCTCCAGTATCTCTATTGGGCTTTTAACATACCTGCATATCGGAGATATTTATTTTTGCCTTATATTTGTCGGCATAATCATAATCTGTATGTTCGATTGTCTGAGAAATATATTAGCATTTGCAAGTACATTTCTTGTAATAAGTACCAGTACAATGCTACTGATACAAGGAATTGTATGTTTCGTTACATGGGATTGGACATACAAAAAAAACACCGATTATAGAATTATCATAATCGGTGTTTTGGTTGCTTTATTGCTTATTCCCTTCTACTACTTGCCGGTTCAATAATTACGCCTACCTTCGTTTTTGGCATTTAAGATTTCAATTATTGGTTGCATATCTTCAGGAGTCTTTATTTGTAGAGAGTCCATTGCTCGTGCAGCTGCTCTTACTAATTCTCTATCAGCTTTCCTATCGAGATAATCATTAATTATTCCACCGATACCGTTAGTATAGATGTCCAGTCCATCCTTTTTATTGAATTTAACTCCTCCGCCAGTTAGTATTGTGGTAAATAGCCCGAAAAGCAATAGTTTCCCAATTCCTTTAGTCGATAATCGTAACCATCCTGGAGATTCCATTTGAACTTTCATGTTCAAAGGAGCTTCTGAGGAAATATTGTAATTTTGACAAAAATCGTCAATTAACAATGAAACAGCTTTTAAATCGCAAAAGTCATCCAAAGATACTTCTTTTTGAGTCCGAATTTTTAGAACTAAATTCATAACATCTTCTTTGACATAACAATCGTGAATTACACTGTCTATATAAGAAGCGTAATTACTTACATCGGATAAAATATGCCTGGAAGTAAACATTAATTGTAGGGCAGGAGGAAGAGTTGCTCTTCTACCAAAATATCTCCATTTAATATGCCTTCTTTTTTTGAAATCACAATGATGCTCATCATCAATTATGGGTGTGTTTTCCTCATACATATTTCCATCAATAATACCAATTGCAACATGACTGGCGCCTGACGATGGAATAATAACAACGTCACCTTGTCGTATATCACGAGCAAATCGTAGAATTTGAGCAACGGGATAACCGGAGTTTCTTATATCAGGATAACGGTGATGAAACATTGCTTTCAAAACTTCTTTGGCTGCATTATCTGTTTCTGGTAAGTGTTGTAAATCTCCTAATGATATATTATTGTACCCAACGGCAATGTAATTACCTCTTATAAATTCTCCGTAATAAGCACCTCCCATGGTACGTACCATCCAATATTTCTGTTCTTCATTCAGATTTTTTAAATCACCTACTAAATCTTCAAAATTGAAATACTCCATTTGAATAGAAAAATAGAGCTTACTCTTCACAACGGGGCATGTTGCTACAAAGTAAACTCTATTAATCGCGATTTATACCTTTTACAATTAAATCCGTATGCCCCACGTCTTAATTGTAGTTATTTCTTGATTGCAAAAGTAAGATAAGTCATTGATAAAACAAAAGAAAAGTGGAGATTTCTAACAATCTATATTTCATAGAACCAATATATAGAAAACAAAAAAAGGCTTCCAATCCGTGGAAGCCCCTCTGTCATTAAAAACCTTACGGCCTCGCGATAGACCGAGAAGTATCTTTCATTATGTCGCCAAGCTCGGATAGAGCTAAAGATAGGGTATTCAATTCATCAGCGGTGAAGTTGGCAGGTCTGCCGTTTACCGCACTGCCATTAATCCGTTGATATAACCATTGACGTGTTCTGCCGAAATAGTGCTGGGCAATATAAGACATAGAAGCGAATGGCAATACTTTTTCTAAGGTCTGCCTAATTTCCACTGTTTTCACAATAGCCTGGGCTTCATCCATTGATTGCCTGGCACCATCTTGGAACGCTTGCGCAAACGCTTTTTTATCTTCCGGTGAAAGCGACTGCAAAAAAGCCTTGAAACGTTTCTTATGGTCGGCCAATTCCTCCGGAGTGTTGCATTTCACATATTCCGATTTCCATTTTCCCAATTCTTTCTGTACGTCCATAAGCCTAAAAATTATATGTTAGAGAAAAAGTAGCCCCCTCAAGGAGGGCTACCGTTTTCATTCAGCTTGTCTTGTGCATCATTCAAATCGTCAAGACAATCATTGATGCCGTTCTCAAGCTCCTCATCGGAAATCCAATCAGTATTCTGAATGTCATCCCAATAGAGGGAAAAGAAGCTGAGGTCTTTTTTCGCAGCTTCAATCCGAGCCTTTAGCTCTTCTTCTTCAGTCATAAAAAGATCGCGATTCTTAATGACACTGCAAAAATAATAACCTTTTGGTAATTAAACAAGAGAAATGCACTTTATTTTGAGGAGTGAATTTATTTTTAACATTCTTATTCTATCCTATAAAAAGTCCCCTTCAACACCTTATTCAATCCATCTGCATCTATCTCCGCCTCAATCTTCTCACACAAATACTGCTTGTTGCCTATGAGAAATACCTTATTCACATTCGGCAATTTATTAGCCTGAAATTGAATAACATAAGGAATATTCGAATGAAACTTCTTAAGATTGGATAGGCGGTGTCCCATACTATTTGCACAAACGTCATTCAGACTGAGAGAGTAAGGCAAAAAATTCGTAACTTGTGCTTCAGTTTTCTGTTGGTAGTCTGTGAAAGGATAAGCATGACTATAGAGTTTGGTCTGACCGTTGGAAATCAGATTCTGTTGGTTTAGTATTCCGGTATTGAAAGCTATTTCCATATGGTCGTTCTTTTGTTGCTTCTCCGGTAACTCAATATCACCGTCAATTGCCTCTTGGATATTGAATCCTTCTCCCAGAGGACTGATTATGAAATCCGGATTATAACTTTTACGATAATAACTGATTAAGGGAATGTTCAAAAACAAGCTGGTATCGGTCCTCACCACATCAAAATTATGTTGCAGTCGCTTCCATGTACCACGGTCATGTTGTACAATCTTGGCTGGAACTATTTTCAGTTCGACATCCGTATCATAAGATTCCGGGTCACGGACAAAGTCTGCATAAAGATTGACTTCACGCAGAATATCGGTTTCATTCTCATTGTAATTGATGTAGTAGCGTTTACCCACGACAAATATTATTTTCTTCCGCTCTTCCTTATTCATGCCGTCATAGGCATTTTTCATTTGCTGATAATTGATATACTCCATTTTCTTAGCGGCTTTCAACAGATTCCGATCCAGTCGGAAGTAACCATCATCAGAAGTGGAAGGAAGGTCGTAACCGATATTTCCAGAGGTTACATCCTTATCTCCCTTCTCCTCGTTTATTTCAGCAGTAAATTCGTGTAGTAATTCAGTGTAACTGATAATTTCTTTATCAGGATTGGAAAAATAACTATTCAGTTCAACAAAGCGCACAATTTTGGACTGTTCATCCACCACGGTTATTACACCTAAAAACTTTTCTAACTCGTTAAAAAATTCGGAAATAGTCCAGTGTGGCAATGCCGTTTCAATACGGAATGAGTTTACTGCACTGCATATATAGATATTCCGCAAGAAATTATTGTCAAAGAAAGTAGTATCAAAAGTATATCCAAAATAGCCAATCAGTTTTTTGATGACTATAAGTAGATATGGTTGGAAACTTCCTACTAAGTAGCTTGAATAGGGATTGAAGTTGGTTGTTCCCTCTTCATACGCAACTGCATTGACCAGATTTTCTTCTTTCGCTTCTTGGTAAAACACAGGCAAGAAAACCCCGTCTACTTCATCCACTGAACCATAGACGGCCTTCATTTCCGATTCCGGTAAAAAGAACTGAAACATCTCCGGCATGGGTGGAACATAGGGACCACCCAATTTCAACTCATCAATGTAAATTTCATCATTTGTCAGAAGATTAAATTCTGCATTACCTGATACAAGCTGTACTTTTACTAATGTATCTTCCACCGACAATAAAACCGCACTGCCATAAAGTAGGCTTTTGGCATCAACGATGAGCGTAGCCGGAAGAATGGTCTTTTTTTTCGTTACATCCAAACGATTGATATGCTTAAATATGGCATAATTGGCAGGCATGGGAAGCTCAACATCCATAGAATAATTAGAACTACGGGTAAAATAAGGATTCTCGGATGTAAATGTAAAGCTGAACCCTTCAGGAAGAACAGCCAACTGTCCGTCAATATATAATTCGGTCATAACTTATTACGTGATTTATTGTTATTCAGTTTCTGATATTCTTTTTGAGCCTGATTAATACCCCGTTTGCCGGTAAGATAAGTTTCAGCCACCAATGGTTCGTCCAAACGGGTCTTTAGTTTACGAAGTGTACGGGTACATTCTATCAGCATAGCCACCACCGCCGGGTCGTTAGTAGTCGTTGTTGCACTGGCTGCGGGTGTCTTGACCGGTACGGTACGTGTACTCTTTCCGGGACCAGCCACAGCTGCTATATCTTCAGCTGTCAGGTTAGCGACATTTCCACTGCGTTGCGCCACATCAATGGCATCGAATATCGGTCGTAAATTTGGGTTGGCCACAGCAAAACGATTGGCAACAAATTCATTTGAATGAACTATGCCCTGCGGTTGGTCCCAACTGCCGGAACCGGTGTAGCCACCGGTATAGAAATTACCAACCAAACCTTTTACTACAGCAAAAGCAGCTTTGATAGCAGCCACCTGCGCAGCAGCTTTGGCAGCACCAATAAAAGAAAGGGGAGCTGTAGCAGCCAAGTTTTTAGCTGTGATTTCTAATATAGAAATTTCTATAACGCGTTCCAAGGCATCCAATGCCATCAGAATGGTTTCTCGCAAAAAGTTTTTCAGTGAAAGTTCACCATTGGCAATCATTTCGCCAATAGTTTCCCCAAAGTCGGAAGCAATATCCGTTACCAAAGATGCATATTGTTTGTGCATTTCCATAGTCTTGTCATACTTTTCTTTTTCTGCATCAGTCTGAGCTTCTGCCTGCTCCTTCTGTATTTCCGTACGTTGTTCTTCTGTAAGTTGGTAGTTATGAAGTAAGTCGTCCCAATATCGTTGTCGGATATTATTCACTTCCTGAGCGAAATCCTCTTCAGAGGTAAGATTCTTATAATGGTTAGTTGTGGCTTCTTCTAATTCGATTCGTAACTGTTTCTGCCGTACAGAAAATCGCTCTTTAGCTGTTTTGTCTGCAACTTTTTGCCTGTCTTTTTCGGCTTTTTCATCTTGTTTTTTACAACTTTCATTAAATTTAATTTGTGATTCCAGCATTTTGACCTGTAATTTCTCACGTTCATGTGCTTCCAGTCCAATTACAGCCAGTTTCTCACCCAAAAACTTCTTCTCTAAGTCTATCTGTAAGGCCGTGTATTCTTCACCGGTTTTAATTTCACCTTCCAAATATAACTTTTGTAAATGGGTCATCTGTCGCATGTGCCTTGTTTCAATATCTTCCAAGTCTTTATTCACCCGTTTTTTACGTTCTTCTTCTGATTCGGAACCACCACTACTACCATTTGTACCTTTACCGTTCTTTTCTATTTCTTTCAACCTTTCCAATTCACCAGACAACTGAACAACCGCAGAAGACGCTTTTTTCAACTGTGCATTGTAGGCAATCAATTCTCCGGATGAGAAATATTCAGTATTCGTTGACTTGAGTTTATCCAATACAGTTTTGGCATTATTCAGTTCTTTGGTAACAGTTTCTATAGTGCGTACCTCTTTAACGGGAGAGTACAATTCGTTGTTTATTTGTTCATAGATAGTCATATAACCTTTAAGTGCTTCCTTTGTGTGTGCTATATCAAACTTCAGTTGTTCTACCGCAGCATCATAAGCCGTAAATCCTGTCTGTGCATAAGTAGCCCCTTCACGTGCTTTTTTCTGACCGGATAAAGCTTTGTCCAAAGCCGCCTGATATTCGACAAGTTTTTTGCTTTCCTCCTCGATATGGGTGGATGCCCCTTTCAACATCGCTTCTTTTTGTAACTGCTCTACATATCTGGCTTTGGCATCAGCCGCTTTTTGTGTATTAATGGTTTCCAGGGTTATATCCCCTAAATAATCGGGGGCTATTTTATTGATTTTTTCCATAGCTTCCTTACGTACTTTCATGGCATTATTGTTGTTTTGCGCTACCAGCCACAAAGCATCCAGTTCCTTCCGTTGGTCTGCTGTAGACTTTACAGCTTCTTCTTGCAGCAGGTTAGTAGCCTTCTGTACATTCATATACTCATGGGTACGTCTATACAGATATACGAAAGCTGCTCCACCTGCGAAGAGCGCAGTGGACAACCATCCAACCGGACTCAACCTCATGACCGCCCATGCCGCCCGTATGGATTTTGCAGCAAGATCCACACGTCCCTGAAGCACTTGCATGGCTCCGGCAAAGAGGTAAGTAGATACCCGGACGGTTTTGAGCAATATATTATGACCGGTCATTAACGTACTAAGCCTACGTAGTTGTGTAAAGGAAGTGACAGTATAACCTGAAACTGTATTGATAGCAATACCGTAGGCAAGCTGTAATGCAGTAGCGGTTTTGGTCACAGTATTCCATACTGTAGTGGCAATGGTAGATGCCTTGGTACGTAAAGTATAAATAGCGATGCAGGATGCCACATATAGGATGGTGTCACCCCATTTATTACACCAGTCAATTAGTCCCGGAAGGTATTTTATGACATTGGTCAGCATATTGGTACTCACTGTCAGAGCCGGATTCAGTTTTTCACCCAAATCAATAGCTGCCAGTTTCATTTTATTACGCGCCTGTTCCAATTTCGCCTGTGCCGTATCACTGTTTATTGCCGCCTGTTCATACGCCACATTGGTTCCGGTAACGGCAGCCGTAAAGTCCTTTACCATTTCCGTGTTCTGAAGGATTACGGATGCCGTGTTATAACCTTCTTCTCCGAACATCTTTTTAATGGCGCCTGCATCCATGTTTTTATTCTTCAGGTTTTCCAGTGCTTTATCCAATCCGACAATTTTAGGATTTGTTTCATCGGCTCCTGTCTGAAGAATCAGGAAGAATTTCTTCAATCCCGTTCCGGCCACTTCATCCTTTATACCCCGGTAGGCAAGCGTTTCAATCAATGCAACCGTCTGCTCGATAGGAACATTGGCTGAAGCTGCTGCCGTACCCGCATTCCGGATAGCCTTTGCCTGGCTTGCAATATTGGCGGAACCAGCTTGGGAACCGGCAGCCAACACATTGGTAAACCGTCCTGCCTGGTCTGCCGCCGCGCCATACTGGTTGAGCGATAAGGTCAGCGAATCCACCGCTTCGTTCAGGGTGATATCCTTGGCCGCTGCCTGTAATCTCATGGCTTCTTCCGTTACAGCCTTGAGCGCTTCCTTATCACCAAGCAATTCCGGCTTGGCCGAACCGACCAACATAAACGCATCAAGAATTTCGGCTGCCGACTGCCGGACACGTAATCCCTCTTTGGTCATGGTTGTGGAAAGTGTCTTCGCCTGCTCTGTCAGCCAGGAGATGCTGTCATCATCAAGTCCGGTCAATGCCTTCAATCCGGCTTGCGATTCTTCCAACTTGTTGCGTTCATCCCTGATGGCGCGTAAGGCAAGCGTGAATCCAGTCAGAAAACCGATTACAGACAAGATAACCCCACCAAAACGATTGAACCAGTCCACCATGCTGCCGACACTGACAGTTGCTTTCTTGGTTTCAGCGGTAACGCCTTTTATCTCCTGACGATGCTGTTTGAGTATTCCTTGCAAATGCTGTATCTTCGCCATGGTGCGGTTATACTCTTCAGACCCCAAGGTCATACTCTTTAGTTGCTGCGTCAGCTGCCGGCATTCTTTCTCGATATGATTGACATCATTCACTATCTCCTTGCCGTCAATATAGAGGTAAATGCCTCTTTTTTCAGATTTACTTTTTGCCATTCTTCTGAATCTTTAGTTTATCAAAATCCTTCAGTATCTTTTTAAAAGCCTTGTCTCCGTAGTATTCTCCGGATATATCCGCCAATTCAGTGATGTGTTGGTTTATTACCCCATCAATGAAATCAACCGGTTTACGTAATACGGTAAAAGTCCCGACTTGTGTTTGGTATTTCTGTTTCTTTATCTCCGCATGAGAATACCCCTTTTTAATCAACGCTGACTTTATATCCTCGTTTCTCCACTTCCTTTTTTTCCGGTTATACAGATTATATCCTTTGACAACCACACCATTGATGCGGGTATATCCACGTCCTACGCCATAGTGTACAAATACACCGTATTGTTTGAATTTGAATGCAATGCGGTTTATCTCATCTTCGGTACCCCCTTCGGCATATCTCATTTTCTTCTCCAAACTACGGCTCAGCTCATCCGTTCCCCTGGTTCTGAGCTGGAGAATATTGCCTGAAATACCTATGATGGAGTCCATCCAGGCACCTACATTCTTTTTGAATTCCGGTGCTGTGACCAGCTTGTTTGGGTTTGTTTCTTCTGCCATAAAAAAGCCTTTAGTTTCAGGTACAAAACTAAAGGCTGAAAAGAGTGGGAAAAAGGACAAGAATTTAATGAACGGAGAACTTAAAATCATTAATCCGGTTCAGCCATCCTTTACGGAAAACAACCTGTGAAGGGTCCCTTTTACAGATTTCTTCAATAAATCGGATTCTATCCGCCTTGATGGTTTCAAACAGCTGCCGCTGATTGGTCAGATTGATACTGGCAACAGTCTGAGGACCTACAATGCCGTCCACCTTGATTTGCAGGAGTTGTTGTACTCTTGTGATACCGGAACGCCCTGAAGCCCATACCCAGTCCACACAAATGTTGGCAATGGACTGATCATGTATAAAATCAGCCTGATATCTGTCCCAATAATACTTCTTGAAAACATGAAAAACATCGTCCGGAGTAATCATACGCAGGTCATTTGCATCAATGTCACCGTCACCATCCTTGTCGTAACCGCATGATTTCCAAGTTGACAAGGTTATTCCCATGTTGGTCTTACCACCTTTATCGTTCTTGTGGTCACTCCATCCGCCTTCCCATTTGCGGATCATCCTGAATAGAATTTCTGCTTTTGCCATAATCTACAAACTTATTTATTAAAAGATTCCGCAAAGGTGTGTATTACAGCGTCATAGTAATAGGACATCAATCCTTAGTCCCGCCAGAACTTAGAAACATCGGGCTGAAGGTGCCATTCATCAATTCAGCCGGAAAAGTAGAAACATGGGAGTTCCAGGGCGGGACGTTTACAAGTGCCGGTAGGTGGAAGCAAATACCCAATCAGGCAATGATTGAACGAATTGATAACGATATATTCAACTTAAACGCCGATAAGATTGACATAGATGGAACTTACGACAAAGAGATAACATTAGAACTGTCTCCATCGGCAGTTTGGCAATCCCTTAAGAATATTTTCCCCGAAGGGAAAGATTGTACCATTCACATTGATAACCCGAATAAGCAAACTATATTCTTGGCGTTCTCGTCTGTATCTCCATATCAAGGCCAACAATACTTCTATCCTGATTTTGTCATTAAAGGGATGAATCATGAAACTATTAGTAAAACAGGTAAAGCTCCTAACAGGTCAGAATATCCATATATACTTTTTAAGGCAGCAGATGACAGCAGCATTAAAACGACAATATCTGCCGGTGAAAATAAAAACATATTTGACGACATCAATAAGGTTTCCAAAAATGTTAATCAGAAAATAGAAGAGCAGAGCCAAATTATCTTGGGCATACAGGATAGTATTGGCGGCAAAGAGATAAATGTTGATATATATCCATTTAAGATGCAGTTTCAGTCATTGGAGAATACATTTCCTGACAACAGTACCTTGAATGTTGACTATGCTAAAACCAAAGCGGCTTGGACCGAGGTTTATTTCAGCAAGTCAAGTGATAATAATACGGATGGAGTACAAGATATATACAGAAGCAATAAGCTTGAATCAGGCAGCAAACAGATTGTTGCGCCGTCACCATCCGACTATCCTTATATAATTTATAAGGGATATGATTTGGATGCAACTATATCTATATCATACACTTTTCCAACTATTGATGAAAAAATAGAAGAAATCGATAAAAATATAAAGCTGTTAAACAAATTAGACACGCACATACCGACATTACAAGAAACAGCATCAGTCAGTATAATGCTGGATTACATTGATGCCTTTTTTTCCTGGTGTGACGTGGCGAATCCAATGGGTATTCCAATTACCTGTTGCCTTAATGCCTTTATATATAAAAACAGGTCTATCCAGGACAAGGAGAAATTCAAGTCGTTAATACAAGCCGGGAATGGTTTTATTGCTCATGGCTGGGCCACACATAAAGGTAGCAATAACTTCAGTGATGCTGAGTTTGAAGATACAATCAAATCGGCCAAAGAATACTTTATTTCTCAAGGGCTGAAAACCGAGGGGTGGTGTCCTCCTGAGAATTATATGGATGCCCATAGTGCTGTAATATTATCCAAGTATTATAATTATTCCATCGGAACAACCGGCCAGAGGTATTTCAACGGTGAAGCCAGGTTTATCACTGCCAGCACTAATAGATGGTACATCCCAAGGCACGGAATGGATAATGCAGAGTTGGTAGATTATTCATTGTCTTTACTTGATGAAGCGGTCAAGTATAAAAAGCATCTTGCTCTGTATGCCCATGATACCGCTACTACGACAGACAGAGAGAGGATTTTAAATGCCATCAAAGATTATGCAGACAAAGGGCTGCTTGTTGTCGTTGATACTAATACGCAATATACTTCCCTGCTTAAAACCTGGAGAAATAATATATCTATGATTAAGCCTGTATTCCCGTTTGTCGGAAGTGCTTATTTCGGTGAAGGGGTTAAGGTGTGTACTAATTATGGCACCAGAGAAAAAATAAAAATCTCTTTTACAGGCACTCCTACCAACGGAGTTATTACTCTTAAAGAGTATACCACTACATTATTCAGAAGCGAAAATATAGACAATGAGGTAGAAGGTACTTCATACACTAATAAGCCGTGGAGTGTGGCCACTACTGACGATATGTCTGTACAGGATATATGTACGGCACTTGCATCCATACATTTGGCTTGTCATACGATGATTAATATGGGAGACCATTTGATTGTGGAAAGTGATGTGCCGAGAAAGTGGGTTAATACGATTTCAGTCGCAGAAAACACAAGCGGTCTTGAAGTCAGTATTGAGGTGTTGGATAATGGGGTTGATCCTACTTTCCAATAAGGTTAACACAAATTCATCCCGGACTGTGAAGTTCCGGGATGAGTGAAAAGCAAAGTATGAAATCGTTTATTTTATATACACTGGTCTTGCTGGGATGATTTTCTGCAACGGTTTACCAACTCTTTTATTTCAGATTCGATAAAGTCTATGTTTAAAGGATTATATTTCTGCATATTAGTAAAAATGTCATTCCAGTAGATATAGAACTGGGTAAAACATTTTTGGTTTTTAGTCGGGGATACTTCTGCATATCCATCATTTATATAATCAAAAAAACTATTATGGTAATGTGCTGTAGAATGGTTGCGTTTAGGAATTATCCATCTTTCAAAATCCTTTTTCCATTTTTTTAAAATATGTATTATTTCTTTTTTTGATTCAGGATGTGGATTATAATATAATGGGCTGTCTGTTTTGGTCATAATGTCTAATAAAGATTTCATTATCTCATGCATTTTCATTAAAGCTATATTCAAAAAGAAGCAGCCTTCATATTTGTTGGTTGCAGATACTATCTTATTGAAACAGATAGTAACATCAAGTCGAGCAGCCAATAATAGAGCATACACCTCTGTCTTTTTTATTTCATTAAGTGAATGGTCGCTTAATATAGTTTCTCCCTTTTTTAAGTCGGTAATACTTTTATGAAGTTGATACAAGAACTCACTCATTTTCTCAATGTCATGTTCATGCATACTGCTATTTTTGTTAATTGTTTCCATAGTGATTTTATTAAATAGAGATTGTAAGATAGAAATAATAAAAAAGATATACAACTTTACTATGATTATATATTCAGGTAATATTTATTATCCTACTATACAATAAAACAAATCCGGTAAATCGATGGACAACCTTCTGTACATTTCAATCTGTCCGGCCTGATTCGGGTGCAAATTGTACGGTTGGGTGTTTCTGGAAAACAGACTCTCATCCGGAAGTTGTGATTCATCATTCACCGGATTGTTACCCAAAGCAGTAGCTATGTCGTATCTTGCCCCGATTATACCATTCTCAGCCGACCAGCTTTCTATCATGGCATTCACATACTGGTGTTTTCTCTCTTCCACCGCACTCGTATAACAGACATTGTAACATAAATACAATTTACATCCAATAGCGTCACACCGTTGCTTCAGCGTATTGAACAGTCCCGTACTGTTACCGCCGTTGGCTCCGATATTGACAACCATCCTTTTAGGTCTGTATATGTCGAACTCCGTGCTGAAGCGTTGAAGTATGGCTTCAATCGTACACCCGCCACGGGCGGCAATCATAACCTTGTGATTGGGATGTTCGGTCCTGAACAGTTCGGCAACCCGATAGCGTAAATCCTCTACGCAGAACCCCTCCGTTATGCTGTCTCCGACGAATACGACATCCGGCTCTTTTAATGTGCAGATGTCGATATACCGAATAATCGGCATGTCACTGCCTTTATCAAGGTAAACATACAAAGGCCCGTTTTGGGCACCGACCGACCATACTGTATCGTCACAGATAATTTCAGTGCTTCTGCCGGACAGGTAGCTTGTCAGCCGGAGAATGTTTGTCCGTCCGTTCTTAATGATGTCAATTACATATTCACCGCTTCCAAAGCTATCAGAGAAACCGGTTTCCCCCCAGATTTCATCGGATACACTTTCCGCATACGCCAACGGACCCGTCAGCTTGTACATACCCAACTTCTGAGTGGACATATCCACATAGAATGTACTCGGTACGACACCTTTCCCTATACCCTTTGAAGCAAACGCAAGTATGAGCCTGTTGTCAGAACCTAAATGCAGCTTCATCCGGACATGCCTGATGTCACAGAAATAATCCTTGTCTATCTTGAGGTAATTACCGCTTCCGGTATTGGTAGCCTTGATTCCATCTGTATCCTTTATCCAAGTGGTGTTGCTGAAATCGGTTATATCACTGCCGGAGAACAGCTTCACCATATCTTTCAACCCGTAAATGGATTCAAATAAGGATATTTCACTTGTATTGCTCAGCAACACCCCTTCTGAATGTGAGAGTGGATATACTCTTTTGTCTTCTTGATTTAACTCTATTATTCTCTCCATATCAATGTATCTCTTTAAAAATTGAATAAGAGGTTATGTTTCCAAAATTATTTTCCAGCCTGGCAAAGCGAGTCTCATAACCTTCGACGATTTTGTTTCCAATACAGGAATATTCTATGGGCTTGCCATCAACCTTGCTGTATGAATGAAAACGGACATATCTTGCATTGTCCGGATATTCCGAACGTTCCAAAACAAGTTCCGGATACTGCCTGACCACACTTTGTCCACCCGGCGAAATCGTCTTTATAATCTTTCTGTCGGCATCGTAGAACACGCCATAGGGAAAAGAAAGGATACATGCACCATTCACCACAAAGCGGTCATAAACGGTCAAATCCAGATAATCCGTAGCGTAAGCATCCGGATAGGCGTCAGAAGTAAGGTCGCTGCCGTTTTGGGCAAACAGACAAGGATTAAATGGAAATGGAATGGAAATATCCTTGTTCCCACCGTAAGCATCAACCTCAAGCCCTCTTATTCGCCCGTCGAACAAAGAAACTTTACCGGACAAATCTTTAATACAATTATCCAAGTCTTCTTTTGTCGCATTTTTGAAATACTTCTTTTGTGTAGTTGTATAGACATCCGTATTGGAAGGTCCGGTATAATGATTCTTGGAATCTGCGAGAATGATAAAGACATGGGTGTATCCTGCAATGTGATAATTGTCGAGCCATTGGCTGTTTCGGAAGGATGTACCATTATCTGTGGAGTAACAACATACAAAATCCGCATTCTCGTCAGTCTGGAAATCGAAAGATTCCCCTTCCACATTTACAATGTCACTGACGAAGTAAGGACCTTCTTTGAATGCTCCTGTAGTATAGTCCCTATTTCCTTTCTGCCAGCCCCAATCTGAAATGAATTTGGCATTTGTGTTGTTGGCTTCTTCCAGTAACAGGTCTTCTTGTTTCAACTTCATAATTTCGGTTCTTTGTACTTGCTGCTTCCAGCCACTGACATCAGTAAACGTCCCGTCCTGGAACTCCCACGTTTCTACCTTGCCTTCCGAATTGATGAATGACACCTTCAGCCCGATGTTTCTAAGTTCTGGCGGAACTTGGACGATAGCCGTCTCAAGTGTATATCGGTTTGTTCCATCGGTACCCGAAGTAGGATGGTGGACGGAAACATTATATTCAGTAATACCTTTTACCCTTTCCCTGCTTTCTTCCTGCTGTTTGTTTACCATTTGGAGAAGCTGTTCTCCGACCAGTGCGGCCGTATTGGATTCCGGTAGTTCATTCTGCCTGATTTTATTTGCTCCGGAAATCAACTGTTCATAAGACTGTGTAGCCATATCATTTATAAGTTTTATCAAAAGTTTCGTCAAAAGTTCTATCCAATAAGAAAGCCTTACGGCAATTTATAGACTTATAAGGTTCGGACAACGGTATTACCGCAATGACTCCGTAGAGCTGGTTGTCGGAGTTCACCACATAATCCGCTTCCACCTCTTCGAGTGAGAAGGCAAGCCATTGGCGGTTCTTCCGTTTGTCTTCAAGTATCTGGTTGAGTATCTCGTCAAGAATACGTTCACACCTTTCAAGAACCGTTTCTATTTGAACGTAGTCGGAAGTGTCGGATACATGCTCTACTACAAACAACAGGTAATTCCGGCCTTTTCTATAAGCTCCCGGACCACCGCCGTAACCGAAACCGGAACCACGGTCCAGAATCACCGCCGGATAATGGAGCACACTGTCCAATGCCGTATGCTTCTCCCTTTCGGATGAGAAGAAGTGCACCTCATCGTTCTTCTTGTGCCGGATGTCAACATGCCTTTCGGCCAAATTCTCTATGTACTCTGAAAATGTCATTTGTTCTGTTTTTGAGCATCACGTATTCTTTTATTAAGCAGGCGGAATGCGGTTGCCACCGGCATTGCCTGGTATTTCTCCATGACCGCCACATCGTCACCGACAAAGGCATCGAATATGTCGAGCCAATTGACCGACGGTGCAGCCGGCTTCTTTTGCCCATCCTTCTGTTCCCGTTCGTCATCCAGCGGAAACAGGAAAGGAAAAGCCTTCGAGAGCCACCTCTTGATAAAAACATAATTCAGGAATATAGCGTATTTGACATGTTTGTCAATCTTTGCCACCTTCATTACCCGTTTTTGCAATATCAGGGGTTTCTGACGGCTAAATAAGCCGTTTTTTCCTCCTGACGGTAGGACAATATACTCGTTGTCCTTCAGATATAACATTGACACGAAAGCATCCAGTGAGGAATCCTTGCCGTCACGGGCATATCGGTTGAAAGCCGTGTCCACGTGCATGAAATGTTCAAAACACATTCCTTTCAAACGTTCACCCGGCGCCTTGAGTCCCGCTACATCGGAAAGTATGAAGCGGTCCATCCGGACACGACAGTCACTGATGAACTCCACAAGCTCGCCCAACTTATACCTGTAATAATTGTCGGAACCGGCTCCGGACGGCAGGGAATAGAACTTCTTCAGGAATGATGATTCATCCATTTCCTGAAGATACAGCCGCGACACAAGCAGGAACTGTTCCGGTGTCAGTTCTTCCCATTTCTCCGGTACCGGGCATGTCACTTCACGCCGGATGCCGAAGCTGCTGTATTCAATGCGAAGCTCTTTCATGTCCAGAATGTATGTTTATGGTCATTGTTCCGGTCGAATATCCTCCTGGGGTCACCGACATACAGCTCTGAGAAATAACTGCGTGCCGTCCTTAGCAGAGCCGTCATATACATATCCGCATCCGCCTTCAGGTTCTGAATCTGTACGGATATTCGTTCCGTATCGACAGGTTTCCTTTCCTCATTTCCTTTTTCACCTGGCTGTACCGTAGTGAAGTACAATCCCCGGTCCGTTATGCTACCCGTTTCCATCAACAGACGTCTGACCGCCATCGCAACAATGTAGCGGGAACAGGCCAGGCGCAGACGTTCCACATCTTTCCGCCGCCCTTCATCTTCAGATTGATTGACCAACCCATCAATCAGATGTTCATACAGTTTGTCACCGATAGCCGGCTGAAGCAGCATTTCCTCGACAAACTTCAGATGCGGTTGCAAGCGCAGGAAGATAATCCGGCTGCCGTTGATAAAACAGACGTCATTGACATCCGCGGTACTGCGAACGATGGCGGATTTACGGTCCTGATAAGCCTGCGAGGTCGCGAACTCCGGATATTCCGCTATATGGGCATACAGGAATTCAAGCAGTTCGTCAAGCGCATTGAATCCTTTGTTCCGTAACGATGTCCGCAGGTTATCTTCCTGATACTTATACACCTGCTGGAATGACTCGTTGTTGTCAGACTTCTGTCGCTGGAAGCCAGCATCGGTGATGCGCATGCTGATTTCATCAAAGTCATTCCAGAGCGCCAGGTTCGCGTTTGCCCGCTTGCAAATCTCCAACAGGCAACTGTCCAGCTGCTCTCGTTCGGTTGCCCCTTCAGTATTCTGTTCCAGTACATCCGGATTCGGACCGAATCTGTATATCTCAACCACTTCACCCGCCATCGCATCGCCCAATAGCGGTACAAGGTATTGCCGGAAAGCATTCCGAAGAGGTGCTTCCATCATGTCAAAGGAGATGGCGGTGTTCACCTTCATCACCGCTTTCAACTCCTTGCCGTTGTTCCATTTTTCTGCACTGAATATCATTAGCTCAATGTTTTTTTGGTACCGCTGCCAGTATCAAGAGTTACTAAGACTGTATTACGGAAACGCAACTCACATTCCGGCATACCGTTTATCTTTATGTAGAGTTCTATCGGGTCCAGGATATTCTGCCGGTCAATCCACGCATTGGCTATATTCACGAGAAATGCCTCGCGGATATTGGAACCACCCTGATTGCCTGCGTATGTACCACCGGGCATACCGGCACCGAGCACATTGGGATTGACCATCAGGGCAAACAGAATTTCCGAGTTGGCGGCTGCCGATACCGGCAGATTGTCACCGCCCTGGTATTTATTCTCCAGCGGCTTGATTTTCCATTCTTCCTCAATCCTGCCGTTCATTTCATTTACGGCATAATGTGAAAAGATGGGCTTTTCCGCATTATCTGGGCCGCAAAGGTTCTGCTCCACAGAGTCCATGTACTTCTGTATGGCCGCCTCACGTTCCTTGGCTGAATAGTCCTTGGACGGATATTTTTTCTCCCAATAGGAATACGGTATCTGCACATGCCATTTCCAGGTAATCTGGTTCTTGTAGGCTTTCTTGAGGAAATGGGGGATAAGATGGGCTATCTCCACCCATCCACAAACGTAAGCGGGCCACCAGATAGGCATACCGTAAAGGTCATCATTGCTCCAACTGTCACGCACCGGCATGATGAAACCATCCTTCATCTTTCCGGCAAACTTCAGTACCTCGGCGTGCATTTGTGGGTCATATTCGGACAATACATCCAGCCTGGTGTATTGCCCCTTGTCCGGACGCTGTGGCCAATATCCGGAAACGATGCACTTGCAGGCGCCATATCCGTCCATTTCGGAATAGCGGCGGTAAAGTGCATTGACCGGATTGATGCCGGCAAAAGAGTTGGCAGCTGCCGAGGGTACGAACTGGACGGCTCCGTTACCGAATTTCAGATAATCACGAAGTACCTTTTCCATGTAGCGCCTTACATTCCGGGAAGCGATAAAAGCCTGTACCCGGCTGTCCTCAACGGGCTTCAGCAGCTCATTGCCATCGTCGTCGTAACCGTCCACCCTGCAAGGATAGATACCCTGTCCGAGTGTCAGGTTACGGAGAAATTTCAGCCCGGTGTTGAGCACGCTGGTATTCCCGATTTCTTCGGCCGCCTTCTGCGGGAAATCGTTTCCATCTCCCCAGGGACGTACTTTCACCCCGTCGATGTCTATATAACTGGCGTTCGACTGGTCATACGGCGCCAGAATCCTGGCACGTTCTTTCATCTCCTTCTGCGGTGTTCCCGTCGTCTCACCGAATATATACGTGGATTGCATCAGCAGGGGAATGCCGCTTGAATTAAACAGTATATTCATCAGAATACGATTTTCATTTTGTTATATTTGTAGATACTAATTGAAAAGTGCGCCAATATTCCAGTTGAAAATTGCGCCACCATAGGATAAGTATAATGACCTTTGTATAATCCAAATGCAAAGGT